GTTAGATAATGGATTAACACCAAAACAACAAAAAGAAATAGATATTATTTATGAGGGTTTAATGTTTAAACTTAAAGATATAGACATAAAATTATATACCAAACTTAGAAAACAAGAGTTAACTGAAAAAGATGTTTATAAACTTGCAAATAGTAAAAATGAAAACATCATAATAAATGAAAAAGAACAATTTGAATTTTTTAGTGAGGTTTAAATGAAATATAATAAAATAAGAGACAATTACACAGAATTAAAGTTACTGCATAAAGAAACAAAAGCACTTAGCAAAGAAGAAAATGCAAGGTTTGAAGATGTTTCCGAAGAACTTGCTGAACTTGATAGGATAGGAAAAGTGCATTATGAACCTTATACCGATTTTTATCAAAGGGCACAAAATAGTTCTAGCGATTACAGACCAACACCATCTGGTGTGACTGCTGAAAATCCTAATTATAATTACAGAGGAATTTATGAATATTCAAGAAATAGAAATAGATAAGTTAATACCTTATCATAATAACCCAAGAAAAAACCAAGATATTGATAAAGTTGCAAGTTCCATTAATGAATATGGTTTTCAGCAACCTATTGTCGTTGATAAAAATATGGTGGTTGTAGTTGGTCATACTAGACTTTTAGGAGCACAAAAATTAGGTCTAAAAAAAGTTCCAGTTTTGATGGCTGATTTATCTGAAGCAAAAGCAAAAGCATATCGTATAGCAGATAATCGAATATCAGAAGATGCAGGGTGGGACTATGATTTATTAAAACTTGAAATAGATGCTCTTAAAGAAATAAATTTTAATATAGATGAGTTAGGTTTTGAGGAGCAAGAATTAGAAACAATAATATTTCAATCTGACCATAATTCAAGGAATTGGCTTGATACTGAAGAACATTGGCAAGATATGCCTAGTTTTGAACATTCAGACCAGTCACCATTCAGGTCTTTAACAGTTAACTTTGTAAACCAAGATGCTGTTGAAAAATTCTTTCAATTAATTAAGCAAGATTATACAGAAAAAACAAAATATATTTGGTTTCCTTTTATAGAAAAAATTGTAATCAAAGATAAGTATTATGAAAAGTAATCAATTTCCAATTTATATTCCATCAAAAGGCAGAGCAGATTCAAGGTTAACAGCAAAAGCACTAGAACAAATGGGTGTTTCATATAGCATTGTTGTAGAAGAACAAGAATACTCAGACTATGCGAAGGTTATAGATAAGAAAAAAATAGTTGTATTAGATAAGACCTACCAGAAAGATTACGATACCTGCGACGATTTAGGCGATAAAAAATCAAAAGGACCTGGACCCGCTAGAAATTTTATTTGGCAACATTCTATAGATAGAGGTTACAAATGGCATTGGGTTATGGACGATAATATTAAATGTTTTAGAAGATGGCAAAATAACATTGAAGTCAAATGTACAGATGCTACACCATTTAAAGTTATGGAAGATTTTGTATTAAGATATAAAAATATAGGAATGGCGGGACCAAATTATACATTTTTTGTTATAGATAAATGGGGACATCAATATACACCTTTTACAGTTAATACTAGAATTTACTCGTGTAATTTAATAAGAAATGATTTGCCTTTACCAGATAGATGGAGGGGTAGATATAATGAAGATACAGATTTATCGTTAAGAATTTTAAAAAAAGGGTGGTGTACAGTCCAATTTAATGTATTTTTACAGGAAAAAGCTAATACTCAAACATTAAAAGGTGGCAATACAGACGAATTTTATGCAAAAGAGGGAACAATCCCTAAATCTAATATGCAAATGAAATTGCACCCAGATGTTACAAAACTTGTATGGCGATATGGTAGACATCATCATTATGTAAATTACAATAAATTTAAAAAAGAAAATAAACTTATATTTCGTGATGATTATATTAAAAAAAAGGGTATTAATGAATACGGATTAAAACTTAAAACCATAAAAAATTAAAATTACTTTTACTCAAAGGAAAAAAGAGGATTATGGCAAGACCAAAAAAATATCAAATAGATACAATTCAATTACAAAAGTTAGCAACATTAGGATGTACAAATAAAGAAATGGCAGACTTTTTTGGCTGTTCAGCAGATTTATTAGAAAAGAGTTATTCGGAATTTCTGACAAAAGGCAGGGCAGAGCAAAAAATGAGGTTGAGACAGCTTCAATGGAAAGCTTGTGAGAACGGAAACGTAAGTATGCTCATATTCTTAGGAAAAAATATGTTAGGTCAACAAGATAGAATAGAAGAAACAGAGTTAGATGAACCATTGCCTTGGACTAATTGATGCCATTAACCGAACCACAAACAGAAGTTATTAGTAATGAATCTAGATTTAGAGTTCTTATTACAGGAAGAAGATTTGGCAAAACATATTTAGCCATTAATGAATTAGCTAAATTCGCAAGTAAATCAAATCAGAAAGTTTGGTACGTTGCTCCCACTTATAGACAAGCAAAACAAATATGTTGGAATGAGCTTAAAGAAAGATTAATAGACCATAGATGGGTTAAAAATATTAATAATAGTGATTTAACCATAACTTTAAAAAATAACTCAAGAATAACCCTCAGAGGTGCAGATAATGAACAATCACTTAGAGGTGTTGGTTTAAATTTTATAGTTTTAGATGAATTTGCGGATATTCACAAAGAAGCTTGGTATGAAGTATTAAGACCTACACTTTCTGATACAGGTGGTCATGCCTTGTTTTGTGGAAGTCCTAGAGGTTTTGGTAATTGGTCATATGAATTATTTAAACAAGGAGAAACAAATAAAGAATGGGCATCTTTTAAATATACAACTTTAGAAGGTGGTCAAGTTAGTGATGAAGAAGTTGAACAGGCAAAACAGGATTTAGATATAAGAACATTTCAACAAGAATATGAAGCTACTTTTGTAAATTACTCTGGTATGATTTATTATAATTTTAATAGGCAAAAAAATATAATAGATAAGTTTGATAGAGAATACCCAGTTTTACATATTGGTTTAGATTTTAACGTAGACCCAATGACTGCTGTTGTTTGTTATATTGATAGAGAAATAATTATTGTTGTTGATGAAATACAAATATATTCTTCAAATACCCAAGAAATGTGTGAAGAAATCAGAAATAGATATCAAAATAAAAAAATAATTGTATACCCAGACCCTAGTGCTAGACAAAGAAAAACTTCCGCAGGTGGATTTACTGACATAAGTATATTGAAAAATGCAGGATTTGATGTAAAATGTAGAAATACAGCACCTCTAGTGAGGGATAGGATTAATTCTGTTAATTCAAAACTTAAAAATGTTAATGGCAAAAATAATCTGTTTATCTTAAAATCTTGCAAAAATGTAATAAAAAGCATAGAAAGACAGATATATAAAGAGGGAACACATATACCAGATAAGGATAGTGGATATGACCACATGAATGATGCTCTTGGTTATTTAGTTGAGTTAAATTTCCCACTTAGACGGAATTTTGTTGCAAGCCCTCCTAAGAGGTGGAGTTGATGGACAAAGAATTTCTAAAAAGCAAACATGACTTATGGCACGCTAATATTTCTAATTGGGAATTTTACATAAGAAGTTATCTTGGTGGTAATGATTACAGAAATGGTTATTACTTACATAGATATATTTTAGAAACACCAGAAGAATATGACCAAAGGGTAAGGCATACACCAGTAGACAATCATTGTAAGAATGTTGTTCAGATATATACTAGCTTTCTTTGGAGAGTGCCACCTACAAGAGATTATGGCGATTTAGATGGTGACCCACAATTAGCTTCATTTATAGAAGATGCTGACCTAGACGGTAGAAACTTTAATACTGTAATGCGAGAAGTGCAGATGAATGCTAGTATTTATGGTAATTGTTGGGTTGTAATAGATAAACCTCAATCAAATGCTAAAACAAGAGCAGAAGAATTGGTTCAAGATATAAGACCTTATGTTTCAATATATACACCAGAGAATATTGTTAATTGGAATTATAAAAGGTCAGCAAGTGGTAGGTTTTATTTAGATTTATTGGTTGTTATAGAGGATGTAAATTCACAAAGAGCAATAATAAAAGTCTTTACACCAGAAACAATATCAACATATGAATTTGAAGATTATGCTGAAGAAAATTCAAACACAGAACCTAAACTTTTAGATGAAATACCTAATCCTTTAGGTGTAATACCTGCTGTTAATGTTTATAATCTAAAAGGCAATAAAAGACCTATTGGCATAAGTGATTTAGCTGACGTGGCTTATTTACAGCAATCAATCTATAATGATTACTCAGAAAAAGAGCAATTAATTAGATTAGCCAATCACCCTAGCTTGGTTAAGACACCTAATGTTGAAGCTAGTGCAGGTGCAGGTGCTATTATAGAAATACCAGAAGACTTAGATTCAGCTTTAAAGCCTTACATAATCCAGCCTAGTGGTCAAAATTTAGACGGAATTATGAAAGTTATACAAACAAAAATAGATGCTATTAATAGAATAACCCATATGGGTTCAGTAAGAGCAACAGAAAGTAAACTTAATACTGGAATAGCATTAAGGACAGAATTTCAATTATTAAATGCTAGGTTATCAGAAAAAGCAGATTATTTAGAAAATGCTGAAGAACAAATTTGGTCTTTATTTGCTAAATGGCAAGATAAGCAATGGAATGGTAAAATAAATTATCCAGATTCATTTGACATTAGGGATTGGGCTGATGACTTAAATTTCTTACAGATGGCTAAAGCATCTGGTATTAAGTCAGAAATATTTAATAAAGAATTAGACAAGCAGATAGCTGAATCTGTTATATCTGATGATGAAGCTGTTAAGGCAATTAAAGATGAAATAGATGCTAGGAGAAATGCAAGAGGATTGTTTGAAACAAGTAATTTAGAGGAGCAATAAATGACTTTCGCAAGTTTAAATAATGCCCCTTTTGGCTTGGCTTTACAGCAAGGTTTAGTTAATCGGTTTAGTGGAATACAAAAATTTGGATATAATTCCTCAATAGGGACATCATTTGAAACAATCTGGACTAATGGCTCTGGGTTATATGTTTATCCAACAACAGCTACAACAGCAGTCGCAACTTCATCTGATACAGCTAATGATGATGGAGGAACAGTCCATATTTTTGGGTTAGATGAAAATTTTGATTTAGCTGATGAAGTTATTACAATAGGTGGTTCGGCTTCAACGACAACATTTATAAGGCTTCACAGAGCTTTTATGGCTACAGCTACTACAAATGCAGTTAATCAAGGAAATATTACAATAACAGTAGATAGCAAAACGAGTGCTTATATAAGTGCAGGATATGGTCAAACACTTCAAAGTATTTACACAATACCTAGAAATTATATAGGTTATTTAATGTCTTTTGATATAGGTACTTCTAAGGATTTGGAATTAGAAGCTAAGATTATGGCTAGACCTATTAATGGGAATGCATTTCAAACAAAAGCCTTTCAGACTATTAGAGGTGGAGCTTTTAGAAAAGAATATATAGTTCCAGAAATTTTAACTGAAAAAACTGATATAGAAATGAGAGCTAAGGCTAGTGCAACATCTTCTGTATCTGGTGGTTTTGAATTAGTATTGCAGAATAAAAATGAATGATTTTAAATTATGCCCTAAATGTAAATCTCATGCTCAAGAAACAGATTTAAAAGATGTTTTTAAGTGTGTTGTTTGTAATTTAATAATTAACGAAAGATTAGACGATAGGCAATCCTGGGAAAACACTAGTAAAAACAATGACTTAGGAGAGAATTAGATGGCAAAATATAGAGGTAGAGAAGTAAAACTTAATAAACCTTTTAGG